CTGGTCAGCAGTGGCTTGCTGGACCGTCCGACTCTGTTTGGTGGTGCATGCTCTTCGTCAGCATGTGTCTGGACGAGTGCGGGCAGATTGACGCTATTGGAGGATTCTCCTTTAACACTGACTACACCGTCAACAAGGTCCGCCAGCACCCTGACGCTTACTTCGTATCGGTTTACGACGCCCGACCGGGCGATGTCGTCATCTACGACTGGGACGGCGGCGGCACGGACCACGTGGGCTTCGTCGAGAAGAACCTTGGCGGCGGCACACTCCAGACGATTGAGGGGAACACCTCGTCTGGCAGCTATGGCTCTCAGTCTGCTGGGAACGGTGTTTGGCGGCGTGTCCGCAATCAGTCGATCGCTTATGTGATTCGCCCTGCGTATACTGATTCTCCGAGCAACACTGCTCCCGCTGGCCCTGCTGACATCCGTGCGCTGCAGCGTGCAGTTCGGGCGACCCCCGACAATGTCGCCGGGCCGAACACTCGGTCTCGCTGCTACGCTCTTGCCGCGGCTTCCGAGTGGGGCGGGAAGACCTTCCCCTTCGGCGTGGCCTTCACGCAGTCCGTGGTTGGCACCGAGCAGGATGGAGTCTGGGGTGACGCTTCTGAGGAGGCTCACGACGCGACCGTCGAGGCCGTTCAGGCTGCAGTCGGCGCCGAGGTAGACGGCGTTTATGGAGCCGAGACCAACACCAAGGTGAACGCCCTGCTCGACAGGGCCGAACAGCCGTAGGAGGCTCAAAATGGCAGCGCCATACTGTACTTTAACGGGAACTATCCCCGGAGGAGAGAATGGTCGGGCTCTTGTCCGAATCGTTCCTGACGTGAAGGGGGCTACGGCTACCGTTGACGGTGCCGCAGTCTCGATGCGCGAGCACATGGTTCGGACAGACCAGGCTGGCGCTGTCAACATTGAGGTGCTGGCTCCGGGCGCTGGAGTAACTCCCTCTGGCGCCTGGACCCACACCATCTACATCGATTCCCCAAAGTTCGATATCGTCAAGCACGTTGCTCTGACTCAGGGTGGAACTGTCGACATCATGTCCGCTGACCCCACACCTGAGATCTCCCCGCTTCCGTTCGGCGGCGGAGGGGCTGGTTCTCCTGGCCCAATCGGCCCTCGAGGACCCAAGGGTGATGCTGGTCCCGCTGGACCTCCCGGGCCTAAGGGCGATGCGGGGGAGCGTGGACCTGCCGGACCAGAAGGCCCTCGAGGTCTTCAGGGTCCCCCTGGACCCGCTGGCGGTGGAGCTGGAGGAACCCCGGTACCTGGCCCCGAAGGACCTAGGGGTCCTGTTGGCCCTCCTGGACCTAAAGGTGACAATGGTCTTCCGGGTCCTACCGGACCTGCTGGTCCCGCCGGAGCAAATGGTCAACCAGGACCCAAGGGCGATAATGGTGCAGTTGGACCCGCTGGCCCTCCTGGACCGCAGGGTCCTCCCGGACCTGCTGGAGAGCGTGGCCCGGCCGGTCAGGATGCAGTCACCCCTCAGCTTGACAAGTATCTCACCAAGGACGAGGCAGCCAAGACCTATGGCGAGAAGGCTGATGTCGAAGACGCACTCCGACAGACGAACCCCTTCAAGAATGGTGCTCGGTACTACTCTCCGGTGACCTACTACTGGCCTGACTACTACCAGGATGGAAAGCCGGGGCAGTTCTCAAAGTGGGCACAGACTCTGAAGTTTCGGGACAACCTCGGATACGTCATCCTTAACCGCAACAGCGGTGACTGGGAGGCTCAGGAGGTAGACTTCCAGAAGCAGGGTGAGCTGGCTCTTGGCGCAGGAGCAAAGAAACTTCTGTTCTACATCAAGACTCAGTACGGCGCAGCGATCAACCCCGATTCCGAGGAGAACCGAGGTATTCCTAATGCCTCCAAGTTCACCAAGGAATATATCCTTGAGCAGCTGAAGCGCGCTAAGCACTGGTATGGCGACCTGGTTCAGGGTGTCTTCCTTGACGAGGTCATCAACGGCTGGGATGCTAGGAAGGATCGTCTTCCGTGGTACAAGGATCTGATCGACACGATTCGCCGAGAGAACGGCCTGGATTTCGTCATCGCAATCAACACCGGATCCAACATCTCTCAGGAGGTGTGTAATCTGGACTTCGACGTCTGTATGATGTTCGAGGGTACTGCTACAAAGTTCCTCGAGGAGAATCCGACCTCCCCGATTCTTCCCGACCACATGAAGGCTTATCCGTCCACTAGATGGTGGGCAGTGGTTCACTCCGTCACCTCCGAGAACTACCAAAAGGTCTTCGACAAGGCGGACAACCTCGCTATTAGCCACCTCTACGTTACTGATGGCTTCCTTGTTGAGGATCCTCAAAATGGTGGTCAGTGGCACCCAGTCGGGAACCCGTACGAGAACCCTCCGGGCGCTGAGATCCGAGAGCTGATCATCCCGTGGCTCAAGGGGTACCTGAAGCTCAAGCTGAAGGTCGACAATCTCAAGATTCCCGAGGTTCCTAAGATGATTGTCCTAGGACCTGATGACCCGGTGCCTGCTGGGACTCCGTCCGGGACGGTGATTGTTAGGCGGGCCAAGTAATGGCTAGCGTATTCCCAGTAATTGGAGCCTGGTGGGGAGGTAACGGCGCTCGAGTAGGGGACGGCCGACTAATCCGAAAGGGATCCAGCTCCACCCCATTCGAGATTAACGCTTACCCCGTCCTTAGCCGCAAGTGGACTGTCGAGATCACCTATACGGCAGAGCAAAACACTCAGCTCGCTATGCGAGCCAACTGGTTTGATGAGGCGAAGAAGTCAACAGGTAAGCAGGATTTCATTACGACCTGGAACCTCAGGGGTGGGGTTAATGTTGCCTTAAAGTTCGACTTTGAACTTCCAGTCAACGCCTATCCATTATGGACTCCATCTATTGCAGTTCCTGGCACGGCGAACGACATCACAATCCACAACTTCAACATCTATGAGACACCGAAACCTGGTCTGCAGGTCCATCTCGCGAGCGGTGGTGGATCTGAGACGAACGGCTTTGGTACATTTAGATTTGTAGCATCTACTACTGAGGTTGGAGATCTACTGGTTGTATTCTACGCATCCCAGTTCGGAAATACGAAGGCTAGACCGCCTTCTGGTTGGGATTTCCAGTATACTTCAGACGCTGGTGGTAGATCGGGATACGTTGCGGTAAAGAGATGTACCGCGGATGATATTGGGGCAACATTCAAGTTCAATAGCGATGATACTACCAACGCAAGAGAAAACTTTGTAGTATTCGCTATAGGCGGAGTATCTAACTATAAGATACACCAATGGCAACCTGGCATCCCAGCATTAAAATCAGATAAGAAGAATCTGGTTGCTGTTCAATACCACGCTGTAGCGTCGAGGGATGAACCAGCGTGGTATCCGCCTGGTACAGATCAGATAGCCAGGGGTGGGAAACGAAACCGAGGAACTTCTTGGTCTATGACCATAGGAGCTGTAGCCAACTCGGTTAAGGAATCCTATGGCGCAAGAGCCTACGCTTGGCTTGAGCTTGAAGAAACAAACCCTGCTCCTCCAGAGATTAACATACCAGGAGTGGAGATTCATGACGTTGGATCTTCAAACCCTGTATATGTCTATCGCAATGGCGAGCTATCTCCAGCATCAATGCGGGCGGTCCCAAGGGGATACCTGGATATTTTCACCATGATAGACACTCATGGATTCCTTATCGCTCACCGCGGTGGTTCGGTTAGTTGGCCTGAGGCATCTATGCGGGCATATACCAATTCCGTGATGTACGGCGCTGGTGCACTTGAGGTCTCTTGTCAGAAGTCGAAGGATGGTGTGTGGTTCCTTAACCATGACCGGACCCTTCAGCGAGTCGACAAGACTGCCCCGGATACCCCAGTCACGGAAATGACCTGGGCGGACATCAAGAAGTACCACACCATCGGCGAGCCATTCATGACGGTTGAGGAGTACTTCGCAGCATATGGCTCGAGTCACATTACAGTACTCGATCCTAAGTATTCCGCGGTTCAGTGGGAGGAGCTGAAGAAGTTCTTCCCTTCTGATGCCCACGGTCGAATCATCTGGAAGTTCTCCATCGACGCCGGATGGCTGGCTAATCAGTGGAAGGCGGATGGTTGGAAGTGCTGGGGATACTCGTATCCAGATCAGGTAACTGATGGCCGGATCAACGAGTGGCACAAGCCATGGGACTACATCGGTATGTCCTTCGATGCCAGCGATGAGGTTTGGAACCGAACTACCGGACTCGGCAAGCCGGTATGGGGGCACATCTGCCCAACCCGAGACGCCTATGACCAGGCTATGGCCAAGGGCGCCATCGGATGTATGGTCTCTGGAGTGGCCAACATCTACTCCGAATCTCTAGTCTAGGAGAATCATGATTACGATCGAGAGCCAGGGAGACTGGAAACTCACCAGGAATTGGTTTGACAGAATGACGAAGTTAGACCTGGCTCTGATCATGAATCAGTTCGGCAAGGAGGGGGTTTCTGCTCTCAAGGCGGCGACCCCCTCCAGGTCGGGCGAGACGGCAGCTAGCTGGAACTATGAAGTCACCAGAACTGGAGAGAACTGGAAGATCACCTGGACTAACTCGCATGTAAACAACGGCGTAAACATCGCCGTCATCTTGCAATATGGTCACGGTACTCGTAATGGCGGGTATGTCGTCGGCCGAGACTACATCAATCCCGCTATCAGGCCCGTATTCGACAAGATAGCGAAGAAGGCCTGGAAGGAGGTCACTAAGTAGTGGCAACTATTGACGAGCGGGTAGTCTCGCTCAAGATGAATAACAAGCAATTCCTGTCCGCAATCAAGGAATCCGCGTCCGGCATGGACAAACTCAAGGAATCCTTGAAGCTTCAAGGTGCCGCTGACGGCCTATCTCGAGTCGGAGAGATTGCTAAGAACACCACACTCGGTGACCTGGCGACGAAGGCTCTCGACATCGGCAAGAACATGACAGTTATGCAGGGGCTTGCCGTCACCGCATTCGGTGGAATTGGTGTCGCGGCTCTTAATGCTGGTCGAAGCGTGGTCTCTGGTTTCATCGGAACCATCAAAGACGGCTTTAATGAGTATGAGCTCAAAATGAGAGCCATTCAGACCATTATGGCCAACACAGTTGAGAAGGGGACCACCCTCGGCGAAGTTAAGACCTCCCTGGCCGAGCTGAACACCTATGCCGATAAGACGGTATACAGTTTCAGCGACATGACTCACGCCATTGGTCTGTTCACGGCCGCAGGCGTTGACCTACAAACCTCTGTGGCGTCGATTAAGGGTCTGTCTAACCTCGCAGCGGCCTCGGGTTCAACCGCCCAGCAGACAGCCACTGCATACACCCAGCTATCGCAGGCTATCGCGGCTGGCGCAGTCCACCTTCAGGACTGGAACTCGCTAGTCCAGGCAGGTATGGGCGGTGAGTCATTCAGGAATGCCCTTATCGAGACCTCCCGAATGATGGGTACTGGCTACGATGAGGCTATTGCTAAGGACGGTAACTTCCGAGAATCCCTCAAGGAAGACTGGCTTACAGCCCAGGTCATGACGACCACCCTTACTGCTCTGACGAACGACCTGTCCGAGGCTCAGCTTGTTGAGATGGGTTATTCCGAGGAGCAAGCGCATAAACTTAAGCAGTTTGCTCAGGGTGCCTTCGACGCCGCCACCAAGATTCGAACGTTTAGTCAGCTAGTTGACACCACTAAGGAAGCTATCGGCTCTGGGTGGGCAGAGACATTCGAAATTCTATTCGGTGACTTTGAAGAGGCATCAGTTCTATTCACGTCTATTGGCGACTGGCTCGGTGGCGTTATTAAGGCCAGCGCTGACGCGCGAAACGGATTCCTCCAGATGTGGAAAGATCTTGGAGGACGCGCATCCCTTGTTCAGGGTCTGGCCAATATCTTCTGGGCCATCGTCAAAGTTCTCGGACAGATCGGAACCGCCTTCCGACGAGTATTCATGAACGCTAGTGCCGAAGGTCTTGTTCGCATCACCAAGGCGTTTGAGAACTTCACGTCTAAGCTCATCATCACGAACAACTTTGCCGAGAAGCTTGAGTGGACGTTCACAGGGGTCTTCTCGATCTTCCATATCTTCGCCACCATCCTCGGCGAGGTAGCTCAAGTCATCTTCACGGTCGCCTCACACATTATCAGCGCACTATTCCCAGCGTTCACAGGGATCAACTCTGGCGTATTCCAGATTACGAAGGTAATTGGCAAGGCGATCTACTGGTTTGACCAGTGGTTCACCAAGCTAGACCTTGGCGGAAAGATACTCAAGCTGCTCCTACCTCCGATTGACCTAGTCGGTAAGGCAATCAAGTGGGTTTCAGACAAGATCCATGACTTCATCATGTGGATCGACTTCACAGGAAAGGTCAAGGGTGCCGGAGAGGGGCTTAAGAACCTCGCTTCGAAGTTCGGACTCGTCAAGGACGCTCTTAAGAACTCGGTTATCGGTCGAGAGTTCTCTGCCGCGATGGATTCCATCCACAGCGGAGTAGACAAGGCCAAGTCCAAGATCAATGAGTTCGCAGGAAGCGTCGGAGACAAGTTAAAGGCTAAGCTGGTTTCCGGCAAAGCCGCTTTGTCCGACTACTTCCAGGGCTTCAACCTAGGAGACATGTCTTCGGCTGAGGCAATTGTCGCTTCTCTGGGAACCAAGTTCGATGAACTCGGTCAGAAGCTCAAGATCTCTGAGAAGGTCCAGTGGCTCAAAGAGAAACTCATTGAGCTGCGAGATGCCCTTGTCGATACGTGGAACACGGTTCAAAATAGTGCCGTTTGGGATAAGCTAGGTAAGGCGTTCACTGACGTCGGCGGTAAGGTCAAGGAAGTAGCGGTCTCATTCCGCGACTGGGTTAACGGTCACGGTGAGGTCAAGGCTAAGGCTAAGGAGGCAGCGGGTGCCGTATCTGAGGTAGGTACTGCCGCAGCCCAGGCTGCTAAGGAGACAGGTCAGGCCGCTAAGGAGAACTTCCTCAAGAAGTGGTTTGAGGACATTAAGCAGGTCGCTCAAGCCGTACACCTTCCGGAACTCTTCGATACTATCAAGCAGAAGTTCGTCGAGTTCAAGGACTTTGTCGTTAACACCTTCGCCCCCAAGGTGAAGGAGGGCGCAAAGAACGCATTCGGCTCTATCGGTACCGCGATGAGTCAAGCGAACTCCAACCTCAAGTCTTATGACATGGGCAAGATCCTTGTCGGGGCTATTGGTGGTGGAGTCCTGATTGCCTTCACCCGATGGATCAACTCGTTCAAGAAGAACTTCGACAAAATCGGCGGCATGGCCGAGAAACTTGGCGATGTATTCGATAAGATGGGCAATGTGCTCGAGGCGTTCGAACAGAAGGTTAAGGCTCAGGCCCTGCTCACAATCGCAATCGCACTTGGTGTTCTCGCTGGGGCACTGATCCTCATGTCTCTTGTTCCGGCACCCAAGCTTCTTGTCACCCTCGCCGTCCTCAAGTTCCTGTTCAACATGATGGACGATATGCTTGAGTCTATGACTAAGATGGTCGCCTTCAAGAAGGACTCAACTCGTATCGTGTTGATGCTTATCGCTCTAGGCGCGGCTATGATCCTAATGGCTACAGCAGTTCGAATCCTCGCTGGGATGGACCTAAAGGGTGCTGTCATTGGCATGGTGGCGATGAAGGTTCTAATGGAGACACTCCAGACCTTCATGACTAAGATGGCTGCAACTAAGGGTGTCGAAAAGGGTGCAGGAATCCTTCTAGCACTCGCTGCGGCCTGCGTCATCCTATCTCTGGCGGTATACACGCTAGGTTCGATGGATACAGGAAAGGCTATTCAGGGCGTCGTCACCCTTGCGGCGGTTGTAGCAATTCTGTCAGGGTTCATGATGGTCGTCAGCAAGGACCCATTCATGGGTAAGGGTGCAGCAATACTGTTGTCTCTCGCTATATCCTGTAACATCCTAGTGGCAGCCATCTGGATGCTCGGAACGATGGACACGGGCAAGCTTCTTCAGGGTGTTATTGCTCTCGGAGTCATTATCCTTGAGCTATCTGTTGCGATGGCCATCGCTGGACGAGCCAATGCCCGAGGTGCGGCGGCGATTATTGCCATGTCCTTGGCAGTCATGGTCCTCACAGGGGCAGTGGCTATTCTGGGTAATATGGATGTCATGACACTCGCCAAAGGTCTTATCGCTCTCGCGGCGGGTCTTGCCATCCTAGCTATCTCAATGGCTGCGGCGGACGCCTTCAAGGAAGGTGCTATCGCTCTTGGTATTGCGTCTATCGCATTCCTAGCCCTAGCCTCCGCTATGAAGACGCTGTCTGGTATCACCTGGACCCAGCTTGCAATCGGGCTTATCGCCCTTGCTGGCGGTATGCTGATTCTAGTGGCGGCCGCCGCTGGTGCCCAGTACTTCGCTGTTGGTATGATTATCCTTACTGCAGCATTACTCGCACTGGGTCTAGCACTGCTTCCGATCTCAATCGGAATGGCAGCCTTTGCAGCAGTACTGGGTATCTGTGCTACTACTGGTGCAGCAGCATTCCTGGTTCTAACCGAGGGATTGAAGCAGCTAGCTGCAATTCTACCTCAGGTAGCGATTGATTTCGCAAATGCCATTGCTAACTTCATCATCACCCTGGGGTCTAAGGCTCCGGAGCTTGCTGTTGCTATGGCAGCATTGCTAGGAGCGATCATCTATGCCATCAACGTCAATATTCCCGGCATTGTGGCGTCGTTGTTCATCCTGATTCAGGCAATGCTCACTGAGCTTGCTAACCACGCCTACGAGTTCGGTGAGAAGGGTGCCACTATCTTGGCGAACTTCCTGAATGGTATTGCAGATAACATCGGTAAGGTAATTGACGCCGCTACGAATGTTATTCTCAACTTCCTGGATGGTATTGCTAGGAACGGACCTAAGATCATTGACAAGGGTATGTGGACCGTCCTCAAGCTACTTGAGGGTGTCCGAGACGCCATCAACAAGTACTCTCACCGATTCAACAAGGTTGGTCGAGAGATTGCTTGGGCCATTGTCGATGGTATGACCGACGGACTAGCATCCAAGGCCTGGAGCTTCGGTGAGTCCATGGTATCTGTAGCGAAGAAGGGTTATAACAAGGTCAAGAACTTCTTCGGTATTCACTCTCCTTCTCGACTGATGAAGGAGCTCGGTGGATACGTCGGAGAGGGCCTTGCCATCGGTATCGAGAACACCGGCGATCGTGTTGCCGCGGCGGGAGACAACATGTCCTCTGCAGCTTATGACGCAATGTCTCGAGCACTCGATGGAGTCAACGAACTCATCGAGGACGACCCATCCTTCAAGCCGGAAATCAAGCCTATTCTGGACCTCACCGAGATGCAGAAGCAGGCTAAGGGCATCAACAACTTCCTTCCCGCCATCGGAGTCACGGCTCAGGCAGCTAACGCGGCTCGGCCTCCCGCTCCGATCGCAGTTGACAATTCTGACAAGAATAGTCAAAATGGTGTTACAAACATCACCTTCAACCAGACCAACAACTCGCCTGAGGCGCTGGATGCGGCGACTATCTACCGCAACACCAACACTCAGCTTGCTATGGCAAAGGACAAGTTGACACTATGATCTCAGAGATCTCGTCCACGACAAAGTCGGGGGATCGTCTAACCATCGACATCACGAACCCCTACGAGTCGGGGGTCGCGGTCAAGGAGATTACTGGTCTGGGGCCAGTAAAGGCGGACATCAGCACTGATGGATTCGCCCTGCTGGACGGAGCGTTCCTTAAGGGGATCAGGGTTGGTACTCGTACTGTGGTACTGACTCTGATCCCCTGGGGGACCGATATTCAGGAACTCCGACTCAAGACTTACTCCTACTTCGGAGTCGGGGAGACCATTACTCTCGGTGTGACAACCGACTGGCTTAACGTACACTCCGACTTCATTGTCGAGTCCGTAGAGCCGAACATTTTCTCTGAGCGGCAGGAGATCCAGGTCTCCCTTCTTGGGCTGGACCCGTATTGGAAGTCCTCCGCTACTCAGATCCAGAAGGTTGTGGGCTTCAATGACAACACACCCACCTTCGAGTTCCCGTTCTTCTCACAGGACAACCACAAGCTCAAGTTCGGCGACATGACCAACTCCTCGGGTAAGGATATCCGATACCTTGGTGACTACCCGGCTGGTGTTACTATTACTGTTGAGTTCCTCGGTACGGTCAGTAACCTTATCCTGAGTAATACGACTTTCAACGAGACAATGTCTATCTCTCGAGCGGGGAACTTCTACGCCGGAGAAAGTATTGTTGTCGACACTCGTCCTGGTAAGAAGTCGATCACTCACCAGGCTCGAGGAAGGAAGTCATACATCACTGGCGTTCTGGCGCCAGGTAGTACCTGGATTCAGATGCATCCGGGAATCAACACGATCGCCCTTCAGTATGCTGGAGGCGTTGATGACGTTAACGTCTCCATGGAATACGATACACTTTATAGGGGGATCTAATGCAGCTGTTCTTCGCGTTCCTTCACAACTACAACTCGTGGATTGAGGTTCCGAACAACTTCTATTCCCTCAACTGGACCGAGAGGGCCTATGACTACGGCCAGTTCGAGCTCCAGCTCTACTCGGATCAGCCGGGCTATGAGTACAGTCTTGGGAACCTGTTCATTCGAGACGATACCTCTACCGCTATGGTCATCGAGACGGCTACGGTTAAGCAGGAGGATGATGGCGTCTACCTCCACAAGTATACTGGGCGCTCTCTCGAGTCTATGTTTGAGTGGAGGGTTCTACCTCACAGGCAGTGGATTGAGCCCGACAAGAACGGCCAGTTCAATGCCCAGATGACGGCTGAAAACTTGGCCCACGCGCATCTAGGGAAGGATGCAGAAGCTGCTCGTAGGATCGATAACTTCAACTTCCACCGGGAAACTCGAGTGTCTCAGATGGCCTACGTCAACGACACTGGGCAGAAGATCCAGGATGGTAAGTGGATCATCTACGACCGAGCACCCATTGCTGAGATGTTCAAGAACGTCTTGTCGGCGTGCAAGCCGAACGGATATTCTCTCTTCTACAAGATCAAACTCGAGAACCAGGGTATTCACTGTTACGTAACTGCCCCGCATCTCATCAATACGATCACACTCGCTCAGGAGAACGACAACTTCTCCGACTTCGAGTCAGTGGACTCCATTGTCGATAAGAAGAGTACGATCTATGAGGTCTGGGACTCCGGAGATGTGGATCTGAAGTGGATTGCCGATGGTAGCACGCACACTCGGGCGCACACACTGCGATCTGAGAATCCAATTACTCGACGAGAAGTCTTGTGGGATAATACTCAGGTCCACAAGCCCTACTCGATCAAGGACTGGAAAGCGCTTACCGATCTTCAGCGGAAGCATATCACCTCTCTGAGCGAGGTGTGGTATCCCTTCTGGGTTCTGGACGCTATGTTCCCGAAGTATACCCCACTCAAGATGATCTCGGGTAAGATCAACAGCTTCTCCAATGTTGAGTACCGTACTGGGTTCGATGTAGGAGATATCTTCTACTACGTCCCCTCGGGCAGCAACGCAGAGCCAATTGAGTGCCAGCTGACTGAGATGACTGAGTCTTGGTCCAGTAGTGGGTTCTCTCGGGTTCCCACTATCTCAATGTCGTCTCGTACCAAGTGGAATGGTGACGGCTTCCGTATTGACTTCACTCGCGGTGGCCCCGGAGAGGTCATTGCTCCTCGAGAAAGGGATTAATGCATGGCCATTTCTAGTGGTTTCTACAACTCGGTGAACGGTGACCGGACATACGATGCTGACCAGTTCGGATCACTCTTCGACGGTATCATCGCACCGGGTGTCTTCCCGAACGTGGGAGACAAGTTCCGAGTTCGACCCACCAACAACGGTATGTCGGTATATGTGGGTGCAGGTAAGGCTTGGCTGAATAACCGATGGGTCGAGAACTCCGGCGATGAGACGGTTGCTATCACTGGTTCTCACGCCACCCTAGACCGGATTGACCTCGTTTGTATTGAGGTTGACCGATCTAAGGCGGTTCGTGGCGCTAAGATCAAGGTTGTCCAGGGTACGCCCGCAGTCACCCCTCTGATCCCGAATGTCGGTGACAGTGGTGATCGACAGACATTCGCACTGGCTCAGATCAAGGTTATCAAGAACTCTCGACAGATTGTCGCTGAGAACATCATCAACCTTGTGGGTAGCGCTCGTACCCCCTATGTGCGTGGTCCGCTTGAGACCATCAATCTGGATTCTCTCCAGGCTAAGCTCCAGGGTGAGTTCAACACCTGGTTCGACTCGGTTCGAGACGCTCTGGCTAACGCTGGGGGTAACACCTCGACAGACGTAGCCAACCTCAAGGTGAGCGACAAGAACCAGAACGAGCGGCTCCAGGCCGTAGAGGGTCGAATCGCTGGAACCGAGCTCAAGATTACGAACATTGAGGGGCGGTTCAGCAATTCCGGGTCTGTCTATGGGATGCTCAATGACTCGAATGTCGGCGTCCACAACTCGATCTACCGAGGAGCTTCCCTGGGTAGCTCGGTGACTCCGTACCTTCAGTCGATTCGAAGTGGGTCCTTCTCGGGGCTGTACCTCGGAGACTACTGGACATACTCCGGTGTTACTTGGCGAATCGTGGCGTTTAACTACTTCATGAACATCGGTGAGCCGCCATTCCGCCAGAATCATATTGTGGTAGTTCCCGACAGGTCTCTGTTCCGAGAGGCTTGGTCCACCACGATCCCAGACCAGCGCTCGTACGTTGACTCTACGCTCAACCAGTCCACTATGACGCAGGCCAGTCGCATGGCTGAGTCTCTGTTCGGACGGTCTAACATGGTCGGAGTCTGGACTCGAGTCGCTACTGGGTACGATGGTAACGGCGCAGTCAGGGATTGGAGGTGGTACAACCCCCATATCAACATCATGGATGAGGCGATGCTCTGGGGGACGTCGATCTTCAACGATCCCCTCGCCAAGGGTATGCACCACAACCAGTTCCCCGCCTTCAGGCTCAACCCCGCCCTTGTTAACATTGAGGATGAGTACTGGCTTCGTGAACGAGCTTCAGCACAGACTGCAGTCTACATGAAGTCTACTGGTCAGTTCTCCCACGCCCCGATTAACTACTCACTCGGGGTACGTCCCTATCTAGCGATCGGTTAACATGCAGCACTTCGGATTCAACCCCCTGACCGACATCGTCCTTGCGATATTCTTGTCGGTTTTGGGATCTTCCGGAATGTGGGCTTGGATCATGAAGCGCAGTGAGCGGAAGTCCGCCACTTCTAGGCTTCTGCTCGGAATGGCCCATGACCGGATTGTATATGTCGGGAAGACCTATCTTCATCGAGGATTTCTCACCCTCGACGAGTATGAGGACTTCATGAAGTATCTTGTAGAGCCCTATTCCGAGTTCGGGGGGAATGGGCTTGCCGAGAAGATAGTGAATGAGGTAAAGAATCTTCCCGTAGTCCCCACCCCTAGACCCCCGGCAAAGAGGAAAATCAATGGCTAAGCACCTTCAGGAGAGCAAGTTGAACAACAAGTCCTACGACGTCCTCAAGTGGGTTGCGCTGGTCGCCCTTCCGGCTACCTCTGCGCTCTACCTCACTCTGGCGGCTCTGTGGCACCTTCCTCACCCGACGGAGGTTGCGGGCACCATTGCTGCGATTGACACCTTCCTGGGTGTGCTTCTCGGCGTGAGCTCCAACAAGTACCAGGGCACTCAGCCCTCCGGCGCCCTTCACGTGTCTGAGGATCAGGGGATCCACGCCACCTTCGATCAGGGCGTCGCCGAGATGCTCCGGAATGGGAAGGTGACGCTGGACGTCAAGCAGGTCTAAGCGAGAAAAACCTGCGGTATAATGAACCCCTAGAAAGGAGCCACACCATGAAGAACCCTGACCCCATTCAGCAGACGATTGAAGCTGCTCTGAAGGAGGCCGAGCTTCACGATCCCTCTAGTGAGGACTACACCACAATTGCTCGAAACGTCGAGACTCTTGCAAAAGCCAAAGCCCTTGGCGAGAGCAAGAAGCTCAGCAAAGATGCAATTCTCGGTGCAGCTACCTCACTGGCAGGTATCGTAGCCGTCCTCCAGTACGAGCGACTTGCAGTCGTCAGCTCGAAGGCGTTTGGTTTGATCATGAAGGTTAAACCCTTCTGAGATTCGCCTGGCCCCCTGTGCTATACGCATGGGGGGCTGGGCTTATCTTTTTTTCGCGTAGAAAACGGGCTCTATATTGAAACCCGTCATAGAAAGGACACTCTCATGAACCTCTCTCCCGCCGCTGCACAGGCCGCCCTCGACTACGCCGAGGAGCTTGCTGCTACTGGACTGAGCTCTGAGCAGTA